GGAATCTATTGATTATCAGTCGCCTCCGCAGGTCCTCCGAAGGTCCGGGGTGTCGATGATCGGGATAAGAAAACCGATGTCCCACCATTGGGGGATCTGGAATGGCGTCGGGGCATTGGTGGGGACATGTCGCGTTGACACTCCGCGAGTTGCGTGGATGAAGCGGATGCCAGCGACGATGTGGTTTGGCTGGGCACTCAGGAAGCCTTGGCGGCGCACCTTGGGGTGGAGCGCAAGAGCATCCAGCGGTGGCAGAAGCGCCTGGACTGCCCGGGCCGGGCTAAGGAGGGTTTCTCGATCCGCGATTGGGAGGAATTTTTGAAACGCAACAAGCTCGGCCGGAAGCCGAGCAATGCGAAGGTGGATTTGGACGCCGAGAAGGTGGCGCTCGGGAACGAGCGGATGCGGCTGGTGAACGCCAAGCTGCGCGGCGAGGTGGAGCACCGTGACGAAGTGGTGAAAGTGCTCGGGGAGATGATGGCGGGCTTCGTGCTCCAGTTGGGGCAGATGAAGCACACGATCGCGGAGGAATGTGTGGGTGTTCCGCTGGGCGAGGCGGTGAAGCGCATTGACCGCCGGCACAAGGAAGTGCTGGCCGGGCTGGCGCTGGGCGATTGGGCTCAAAAAAAAACTTTCTGGTCGAAGGTCTATGCCGAGTTGTACGACCTGCACAGGATTCACGGCCTTGGGCGTGGTGCGAGGATCATGTGACGGACCCGATCCGCAACGTGCGGTGGAGTTCGGAGGACGCGGTGTTCGTCCGGGAGGTGATGGAGGGGCTGGCGGACCCGGCGATCAACGAGATCATCATCATGTGCTCCGCACAGAGCGCCAAGACTCTAACGATGCTGGCGATACTGGCGTGGATCATCGTGGAGGATCCGGGGCCGACGCTATGGGTGGCCAAGAGCAAGGAGGAAGCGAAGAAGCTTTCCAACATGCGGCTCTATCCGCTGCTTGAGCGGTGCGGGCCGGTGGCGGCGATGCTGCCGTCGAAGGGGCCGATGCGCAAGGCGCTGGAGTTATACCTTCCGGGGATGGCGCTGGTTCTGGCCGGGAGCGACACGACGGCGGCGCTGCAATCCACGCCCTATCAGTGGGTGTTTTGCGACGAGGCGCGCGCCTATAAGAAGGGGGTGCTGGGGATGATCTCCAAGCGGTTCCGAAGTTACGGGCCGAGCTACAAGAAGATCGTGATTAGCACGCCGGAGCTGGAGAACGACGAGTTCCATGAGGCGTATCTAGCGGGTGACCGCCGGGAATGGTTAGTAACCTGTCCGAAGTGCGGCAACGAGCACGACCTGGACTGGGGCGATCGCGAGAGCGCGGGCGGGTTGAAGTGGGACACCAACGACGACACCTATGACGGCGAGCTGGGGGATTACCGTTGGGACGAGCTGCGCAAGACGATCCGGTACCAGTGTTGGAACCCGGCATGTGACCACCGCTGGCACGACACGCCGGGCGATCGCAAGTATCTTTGCCGGACGGGCCGGTGGCAGCCGACTAACATCAACGCGCCATCCAACGTGCGCAGCTACAACTGGAACGCGATCCTGCCGTATTGGGCGGCGTTCGAGCCGCAGGTGCGGGAGTATTTGCAATCGCTCAAGAGCCTGACGCTCGGCAACCCGGCACCGTATAAGGACCACATCACCGAGACGCGCGGCCAAGTGTGGAGCAACCTGTTCGCCTACGCGAAGCACGACAAGTATATCGAGGCGCGCAAGACCGATTACAACCCGCGCGAGGTGTGGCCGGAAGAGAAGGAGCGTTTCATGACGGTGGACGTGCAGGCCACGGGCGGGCGGCACTATGTGTATGTGATCCGGGCGTGGGGGCTGGGCGCGTGGAGCCGCAAGCTCACGCACGGCATCGCCTGGTCGCTGGACTCGATCCGTGCGTTGCAGAAGGAATGGGCGGTGAAGGCGGACAACGTGGCCTTCGACTCGGGCGCGTTCACCAGCGAGGTGTATAAATACGTGGTGGAGAGCGGCTACCGCTGGAAGGCGATGAAGGGGGATGATGTGTGGTCCTTCAAGACCGAGGGCGAGGCGTGGCTCTATCAAATCACCAAGGCGGACCCGGCGATCGGCACCAAGCAGCAGGGGCGGGTGGAGCCTATCAAGTTGTATGTGTGGGCGAACTACGGCACCTTGGACCGATTGTTAGCGTTCATGCACGGATACATGGGCCGGTGGGAGCTGGACGCGGACGGGGTGGATGACGAGTATGCGCGCCAGATCACGGCGAAGGGGCGGCGCTCGATCACGGACAAGCGCGGCCGCACGCGGCATGAGTTCTATAACAAGCGCGCCGACGACCATTATTGCGACTGCGAGCAGATGCAGATCATTTGCGCGAGCGCGACGAATCTGTTGAGCGCGCCGCTGCCGTTGGAAGAGGCGGCAGCCGAGAGGCGCGAGTGACCCTTACGCAAGGGTGACAAGGATCGAGGGCAGAGGGTTGACCGGCCGATGTTCCGTTTTGAAGCGAGAACGCTTGAGGCTTCGAGTCAACCCTCGTCTGCGTCGTCAGGGATGAGATAGAAATACTGCACTCTCAGGGGGGAGGAATCCGTCATGGCAATGATGCTGAATGGCAGATTGATGATGCCGTAGGTGGTTTCCAGGCTCACTTCCATTTGGTTCACTGTTTCCCGTGTAAGCGGATCGGCGGCAGAGACTCCGTCGAGGAATTTGGCGATGGCGGGCGTGGGCAAGACCTTGCGGAACAGGTATTTGGGCAGATCGGCCGGGGCGATGGTGGAGAGGTCGATGGGGGGGGACGCGGCCTGTCCGTCGCTGAATTCCGCGTCGATGGCGGCGCGGGAGTGTTTGCCCGCGATGATGGCGGATGCTTCCATTAGGAGTTCTTCGGCTTGTTGTTTTTGGGTCATGGTGGTGGTGCGTCATGGTGACGCGGTGGAGTTTCGGGGCAAGGAGATTGTGTGGGTGGCGTGGGTAAATGCCGTTAGTTCCGTTAGCGGGGGGCGGGGGCTTGCATGGGTCTGATTCGTGGTTTTGTTGGTTTTCAGCGGGTTGGGGCTTTTTTTGCTGCGTGGGTAACGTGGGTGCCAGTTAGGACCCATGCAAAATCAGGCGTTGGCGGTCAAGCGTTTGGAGATTTTTTGCATGGGTGGCATGGGTAAGCATGGGTTTTCTGACTCTGGAGAAAAGTACACTAAGAAACCAAATCCCCCATCCTGTTCTTTGGGAAATTATTATCGGGGCGGGGAAAACCCATGCTTACCCATGTCACCCATGCGCGGCGGGCGGGAAAGGCGCGTGGTTGTTGGGTTTGCGGCGAGCATGGGTGGAAGCATGGGTGGGTGCGTGGGTGGTCGGTTGACACAAAAAAAGCGGGCCTCCGGGTGGAAGTCCGCTTTTCGTTGATTTCGGGTGGTCAGCTATAGAGCCAGGATAGGAAGCGGACCAGGGCGTAGCCTGGGACGATGACGGCGATGAGTTCCAGCAGCCACCAGCGCCATTTGGCGGGCGGTGGCGGGGTGTGGAGGGTTTTTCTTGGTTTCGGTTTCATGGTGGTGGGCCTACGCGGCTTTTGTGGGTTTCTTTGCGGTTTTTTTGGCGGCGGCGACTTTGGAGCGGTTGCGCACCTCGGCGATGGCTTCGGTAGTCTTGGCGGCGGGTTTGAGGGTGACGGGGTCGAGGCCGGGGCCCCAGGATTTGGGGACGGGGCAGGTTTTGTTGCAGATTTCGAGCCAGGCGGCTTCGTGGTTGAAGCCGGTGAGGGTGGCGATGCGCTTCATTTCGGCCTGTTTCCACTTGGGGAGCAGTTCGTTGTTGACGCGGAAGGTGAGGCGGCCCTTGAGCAGCGGGATGACGGATTCCCAGAGGATTTGGCCGCGGGTGTTGGGTTTGCACCCGTAGTGGAGGCCTGAGACCTTGGTGCCATCGCCGTCGAGCGAGTTCCAGGCTTCGTCATGGGCGCGTTGGTGGGTGCAGGTGGGGCGGGATGACGAGGTGCCGAAGGCGGCGACGATGGCGAGGATAGGAACGTCCGCGGCGGGGTCCGGGGTTTCGCTGAGGTGGGCGTGGAGTTGCTGGTTGAGGTGGGCGAGGCGTTTGCCGGTGTGGCGGTCCTCGCGGGATTCCTTTTTCTTGCCTGAGTCGGCGGCCGGGGCGGTGGCCTTGCCTTTGGCGTCCGTCTTGGGTTTGAGGAAGCAGCGGACGGGGTTGAGGGGGTCGGCCAGGTCGATGGCGGGCTTGGTGCCTGGGGTGTTTTTGGTGACTTTGGTGTAGTGTTCCTTGAACTGCCATTCAGGCAGCACCGTGAGGGTGGCCCCGTCGAGGGTGGTTTGGTTGGCGTAGCCCTTGGATTTGAAGAGGGTGAAATCGGTGACGGGGTCCCCGGCGAGGACGGCGGTGAGTTTGGAGTCCTCGAATTTCTGGCGGCGTTTGTTGAAGCACTCGTTGTTGGTGCATTGGCCGCAGGGGTGGTCGGGGTCCGGGAAGAGGGATTCCGCGGAGTTGGTGGCGCAGCCGGGCCCGCATTTCTCGATGAAGGAAGCGGGATCGTTGAGCCATGTGACCTTGTCGAGATCCTTGGCGCGGTTGCGGTGGGCGGCGAGCAGTTGGGCGAGGGAGCCGAACTCGCGGTTGTCCCAGGCGTTGTCGGCCATGAAATCCTGGTCTGCGGGCGGCAGGGTGCCGATGAATTCCATCATTTCCACGGTGAAGTGGGAGAACGCGCCGTCCGGATTCCATTGTTCGCGGGCGTCCGGGGTGAGGGCGGCGAGTTTCATGCGGCGGCGAATCCAGGTCTCGCTCTTGCCGTAGCGGGCGGCGATTTCGGAGGCGGGGACGCCGGCGGCGAGGCGGCGCTCGATGAGCAGGGTTTCCTGCATGGGATCGGGGTCCACGCGCTGCAGGTTGTCGGTGAGGATCATGTCCTCGAACTCGCCATCCGCGATGTCGCGCACGATGGCCAGGAGCGGGATTTTGAGGGCTTCGCAGGCGACCTTGCGGCGCGCGCCGGCGGCGAGTTCGTAGTGGTCCGGTTTGGTGGCGTGGGCGCGGACGATGGCGGGGCTGATCTGGCCGCTGGCCTGGATGGATGCCATCAGCTCGGTCACTTCCTTGGCGGTGGGCTT